GTGCCGCAAACCAACAGACACAAAGCAATTTTGCCGCACCGCGCAATGAAGATGAGTTCATTCAGAAGATGAGAGAGGCTAAGACACCGGAAGAACAAGCAAAAGTTATGGAGTCTTACCAATCTAAAACAAAATGAGTACAATAGGAACCGTTGACTGTGGCTTCTTAGCCACCTACCAGGGAAAAGCCGCACAATTGTGGGTTGATCCCATTTCAAAAATAGATCATGAATCTAAGGTCGATGCAGCAAATGCTGTAATCGAGAACCAAAAAGGACAAGTTAAGGTACTTGACGTTGTCCCTCAGAATAAGAAACGCATAGTTAGTGTCGAATGGTTACAGAAATGTAATATTGTCACAACTGCGTGTACTGATGACTGTACAATAACGGGCGAAGATGCTGACCCGATCTGTAAGGAGTACGAACTTGATTGCCTCAGAGAGACCACTTTCAAATTAGGCAGAAGGGCATATCGTGAACGTACGATAGAGATGGTTGACTCAATGGCATTCAATATGCTTCAGCACAAGAAAGCCCTTGATGAGTGGTTGGCTCAGTATATCGTTACAGGTATTCTTGCCGCTGCTGGTACAAACGCTTACACGGGTGGTGTTGGAACTGTCGCCGGTGCGCTGACGACTATCCCCGCTGCTTCGTGGAACGATTCAATCTGGGGGTATTTTAACCTTGTGACCAGATTAAATAAATTTATGTCGCCATATTTATTGACAGGAGAGAATCTTTATCAGTATCTTTTTAATCGTCAACATGAGTCTATGACTGAGGCAGGAAAGGCTGCAATGGCAAAAGTTGGCACGATACGAAAGATTTACCAGGACCCCGAAAACGTTGAGGCTGTTGCCCCTAACTACACATTCTTAATTCATAAAGGGGCTGTTGCGTTTCTTAATAAAGTATGGAATCCGTCTGGCGCAAGTCGTGCGGAAAATCCCGCACCTGGATACTGGCTGTGGTCAGAACCATCGAATAATATACCTGGTGTTTATTATGATATCATCAGTCAGGATATTTGCGAGGGTAATGAATTTTATACTGCCGTTAAAATTCAGCTTCACGGGCTGTTTGCCGAGAATCCGCTGCCATGCAATGAAACCAACACGGGCGTACTTGCATTTGCCTGCTCATAATAAAAACATTATGTTTGAATAACACGACAAAGGATATTCTAATTTTGGGATATCCTTTGTTATTTGAACTATGGAAGAATTAAGTAAATGTAACTGCGGTTCGCGCAGGACAATCCGCAGACCAAAAACAATAAAGAAATGAGCGCGCTACCCGATTGCTGGAACTCCGTCGTAGGATTTACACGAACTGATGATACCTGTATTGATGATGCTTATCCCGTAGGCTATTCAGAGAGTCTTTCTGGGCTTTACATCGATGAACTTCAGGGCATGACCTTGAGGATACTTGACAATACAGATAATTCAACTACGCTTTGGGAGAAGATGACACGTGCGCGAGAGAACGCTATCCGCACGTTCCAGACCGATCTCATGATGGAGTTGACTAACTACAAAGAACCAACTCGCAAACGCTTCACGGGTGACATAGGGGGCAAATCATTCACGCGAACCATAACCGGATCAACTTACTACGGTCTGAGGATGTATTCAGACATCCGGGGCGGTAAGTTTATTCTTCGCGGTGTGTCACTGATACTTAATTCAACTGAGGCGGTTAACCTGCTTATTTATGATGAGTATGACCTGCTTTATACCATTCCGCTGACCTCAGAAGCCGGACGGCCTCACCGGACTGACATAGCAGATATTGAATTTAACCTTGACCGGAACTATTATTTTCTGATCTCACCCGTTGGGCTTCCGTATTCGAATAAACTGACTTGCGGTTGCGGCGGGTATAAGTGGTGCTTCTGTATTGATGATCCGTGCTATCGCATATCGCGTGACCGCTGGACTGAATGGGCTATGGTCGCAGGTGTTTATGGCGATGATCTCACCGTGCGTGAGGACTGGCCAACGGTGCGCGAAGCCTCAGGGATGATCCTTCACGGCAACTTCACTTGTAATATCTTTGATGCTCTTTGTACTGATGACAGCGACTTCGTGAACAATGAACTTGATGCTGCAATGGCATGGGCTATTCTTTACAAGACGGGTGAGTTCCTTACGAATTACATAATGGACACCGGAGAGGTAAGCCGTTATAATCTTTTGGGAACTGAGGCTCTGAATGAAAACCGGATGTACTATAATAAACGTTACGCCGTACTGATGGACTGGATTGCTCAGAATATGGATGATGAGCGTAATGATTGCTTGAAGTGTAAATCACCAATGGGGCTGCGCCGGAGAACTCAGTTGATATGAAAGCAGACGAAGCGATACGGAGGATTGAATTTATAGTTGATAAGACTGTGTCAGACTGGGGCAATGTCATGTTAGAAGTAGCTCAGACGGCTGATACAATGATAAAGGACCGTGTGATTAAAACAGGTCAGAACGCACAGGGAGAACAGTACGATCCGTATTCAACTAATCCGATGTTGACCAACTGCTCACAAATGACACAATCTGCCTGTAATAAAAAAACAGGGTCAAAGGCAAAGCGTAAAGAACTGAAATGGGTGACACTGAAAAGAGGCGGTAAAAATATACGACTGTTTGAGCTTGCCGGAGGATATAAGGAGTTTCGGGAACTTCACGGGCGACAGACTAACTTCGTGGACTTTGCATTTTCGGGTCGCATGTGGGCAGATGTGCAGGTTGTATCTGGAGATGATGAACATAAACTTGGCCGCGCACGGATAAGCACACTATCGGAAGAACAGATGAAGAAGCTCGCTGGTAACACCGAGCGCAAAGGTACTATTCTTGACTTATCGACTGACGAAACTAATGCGCTGGCTCGTATAATTGAGAAGCGTTTAACTGATTTGTGGAGGCAACAGGGATTCTTATGAACAACAAGATAGCCAATATCATCGTAGATTACATCAAAGACCTGCCGTGGATTGATAAACTCGCAGGCATGACCCAGGTGGCAAAGATACAGCAGACCTCAGATAATAGAAAAGTAGAAAAGCGGTTTCCTATTTCATGTGCAATGGAATATGATGATGCCTGCAAAGACGGGTGTTATGACGAACTTGCCCCTAACTCCAAATATCAGTCGGTGGTTTACTTTGAGGACGGGTCGTTCTCATTCCGTGAACGCAGTGGTAAGAGGTTATACTACGAAAGCAATATCCGTCTGGTGGCATGGTTAAATTATAAGCTATTGGAGGGCGCGGGATGCGGTTCTACGGGTGAGTATATTCTTGACATTATCAAAGCATTGCCGGATGTGCCTCAGGACATTGATGCAATGCGAGGGGTGACGATCACTGTTACATCTCAGGCACGAAGGGATTCAGGGATATTTTCGGCCTATACATATAATGAGCATCAGACGCAGTATCTGATGGCACCTTATGATTATTTTGCTTTGGATATTAAGACTGAGTTCTTTGTGATTCCTGAGTGTCATGAACCTAATGTTGGAGGATGTGTGGAATGTTAGAGATATTAAAGATATCAGTTGTTGCCTATGTGATTTTCATTCTTATGTCACCTGGGATGATCTTTTCATTCTATGCGCGACTGATTGACCGGATAAAATGGGATTGGCTTTATAAGCCACTGGGTGGCTGCCTGATGTGTTTTTCAGGGCAGATTGCGTGTTGGTATTATCTCTTTACTCACCTGAAGGGATACAATTTCTTTGACCATGTTGTTTTTATTTCAGCAGTGATATTGATTGTAATGATATTTGATAAACTGATTGATTATGACGGATAGTTTAAAAGTAATAGACTTTAAGGAGAAGAAATTTACCTGTGGAGGCCGGACGTTTTACGTTCAGGACTCTTTGTCATTTAACCGCTTTCGGGAGCTACAAAGAATAAGCATTGAGTTTGGATTCTCAACTACTTTCGTAGAGCTTTTCAAAGAGATTCAAAAGGCTTATGATTTTGTTCAGACGAATAAGAACTGGGGCGACCTGGCCGTTACGCTTTACAATCTTCTGCACGGGGTTGCAGCTATTGAAAACAAAGACGCTGCTGCACTGAGGTTGTGTGCATTGTTTATCAATGAATCGGACGAGGATGTGACGGTG